ATTGGGATTTGTACTACATTAGTGTCTTTAAGTGCAGTAGGATTTTTAATTGGGGGGTTTGTGTGGCTATTGCACTCATTGACGGCGATTTAGTAGCATACCCATGTGCAGCCAGTTGTAAAGAAGAAGATCCGCTTGATGTAGCATTGTTCCGCTGTGATAAACTTGTACGTGAGATTCTAGAAGCTAGTGATTGTGAAGAATATAATATCTTCCTATCAACTAAATCTAATTTCCGATATAAAATTAATCCTGAATATAAAGCTAATCGAAAAGACACCGTTCCCCCACAATGGTTACAACAGTGTAAAGAATATCTCATAACAGAATGGCACGCAAAAGTCAAGGAAAATTATGAGGCAGATGATCTGCTTGGCATTAACCAAAAAGATTATTTCGGCTTCAAGCAGAACGACAGCACTGTTCTATGCTCCTTTGACAAAGATCTTCTGATGATCCCCGGTTTACATTTTAACTGGAAAAAACAACAATATGGTGACATAACACATGTTACACAAGAAGATGGCCTCGTTCACTTCTATACTCAAATGCTTGTCGGTGATGCTACCGACAATGTTATTGGTATTGCTGGTCTTGGCCCTGTAAAATCCCGTAAATATCTAAGCTCTGCCCAAGATGATCAAGACTTATTTGATCTAGTCTATAATAAATATAATGATCCAGAACGTTTCCTGATGAATGGAATGTGTTTATGGATTTGTCAAGAAGAAGGAGTATTATGGCACAACCACCTGAAAAATTCAGGATTGATTATACCAAGCGAGTTACAACCCGTGCTGGAAGCCCAGTTAGAATTTACGAAATCTTTTATGGAGATTATGTGAACGGGGCGTGGTATGAAGAGGATCGTGACGTTTGGCTGCCTGCACAATGGGATTTTCAAGGCAACTATGCACACAAGAAATCAGCACTTGACTTGGTGAATAAATAATGGGAACTGTATCAGAAGTTCGTATATATAAAAGCCGATTCTCGAATTGGTGGGTTAGAAAAATGCTATCATTAAAGTACTGGTTAACCCATGAGTGAGCGCAAACGGCGTAGTAAACTGGAGCTAAAATTCGAGGATATTCTAATTGCCAACAATGCAGAGTATGACTATGAAGTAACTAGGATTCCTTACACAGTTCCAGAATCTGATCATAACTATATTGTAGATTTTACTGGTACAAATGGTATTCTCTACGAGGTGAAAGGGTGGATTTCTGATTATCAAGAGCGCATGAAATATGTTCTAGTTAAGCAACAGAATCCAGATATAGATTTACGATTTGTGTTTGACAATATCCAAAAGCTTTGTGGTGGAACTAAGATGACACATGCAAAATGGTGTGACAAGTATGGCTTTAAATATTGTTCTGTTAAAGATGTAGAAACAATTCAATCATGGATTAATGAAAATGGCAAAAACATTTCTAATTAGTGACACCCATTTCGGACATAGTAACATTCTCACGTTTAAACGTGATAATGGTACTCCACTAAGGGATTTCCCTGATATCTATTATCATGACGAGCATCTTATTCAGCAATGGAATAAAACTGTGTCACCATTAGATAAGGTATATCATCTTGGTGATGTAGGATTCAAATCTTTTTCTAGGCTTGGTCCTACTCTAGAGCGTCTTAATGGCACTAAGGTGCTTATTAAAGGGAACCATGACGGATTTAAGCTGTCACAGTATGCTCAGTACTTTAAGGATATCCGCGGATCTCATCAACTAGATAAGTTTATTCTGACACATATTCCCATTCATCCACAGAGCTTGTCTAGATGGAAAGCCAATATTCATGGCCATCTACATGCAAATGTGGTACAGGAAAGGATTCATGGATTGGGATTGGTAGATGATACTAGATATGTTAATGTGGCAGTAGAACAAATTAACTATACACCAATTGATTTTGAAGAAATCAGGAGTAAGTTTAGTGATTAAAATAAAAATTACTTTTTGGGACAAGTCGTATCGAACGTATAGCTTCTCTACCAAGCAAGCCGCGGATGACTTCATTCATCGTGAAGGAGATGCAGTGATTAAGGTGGAGTGGCTATGACTGTAAAACATCTAATCATTCCAGATACCCAATGCAAGAGTGGACAAGACTTCTCGTTCTTGGATAAGATCGGGAAGTATATTGTCGAGAAGCAACCGGATGTTGTCATCCATCTAGGCGATTTCGCGGATATGCCTTCTCTTAGTTCATATGATAAGGGTAAGAAATCTTTTGAAGGTCGTCGATATACGAAAGATATTGATTCAGCTAAAGAGGCTATGTCTGTTTTGCTTAGCCCATTGTATGCTTATAACGCTACAGCTAAAGCACAGAAAAAGAAACAGTACCATCCACGTAAAGTAATGCTTCTCGGGAACCATGAAAATCGCATTACTCGTGCAGTAAATGATGATCCTAAGCTGGAGGGCTTGATTAGTGAAGCAGATTTGCCTTACGATGATTGGGAAGTACATCCCTTTTTGTCTCCAGTCTTTATTGACGGTATTGCTTATAGTCACTACTTCCCAACTGGGGCTATGGGACGGCCGGCTACTACCGCTAGTGCTATGGTTAGTAAGCTACATTCTTCTTGTATTGCCGGACACCAGCAGGGTAAGCAGGTCGCCTATGGTAAACGACCAGATGGTTCTACTATTACTTGCATTATTGCCGGTAGCTGCTATGATCATGATGAAGATTATTTAGGCCCTCAAGGTAACAATCATTTCCGCGGTATCCTGATGGCACATCGCGTTAAGGATGGTTGCTTTGATGAATGTTTTATCTCTTTAGATTATCTTAAGGAGCGTTATGAAGAGTCCTGATCACTATGGAGACACTCGGCTTATGGACTTGCTTATTGACAAGCAGGTTCCATTTGCTGAAGGTAACATTATGAAATATGTTTATAGGTGGAGAGAGAAAGATGGCCTTAAAGACCTTCAGAAATCTCTTGTGTATTTGTCTGCTCTTATTGCCCATGAAGAACTTAAACAATTGGACCGAGCTTCCACCCAATTGCAGTATGAACTATTCCAAACGGAACAAGGTTAAAACTACAATATGCAACTCAACGAATATACACGCCGAACAGATGAAACTGCGATATATCCAGAAAGCGGTACAGGATCAGATCTTGAACTCTACTATCTATCCCTCGGCCTTACGTCAGAAGCTGGTGAAGTCGCTGGTAAGGTAAAGAAGCTAATCCGCGATGGTAGTTTAGATGTTGGAAACCTTGCTTATGAAATTGGAGACTGTTTTTGGTACCTGTCACGGCTAGCTGATGCTATTGGATATGAGCCGGAGGATATCTTGACAATTAATATGAACAAACTACTTAAACGTAAAGAAAATAATACTTTGTCTGGGAGTGGGGATGCACGTTGAGCTACTCCACATTACACCCAATGCCGAGGAATTTATCGGAAGCTGCGCTGCAATATGCTATGATTCAGATAAAACAGACGCTGAAAAATCCATCAGACGTGCTAAGAGTTGTGCCGACAAAGGTCATCTTGCGACCCTCAGATTTGCCTCAGCAGTTTTCAACATTTCCGGAATATCTAGAGTATGTTCGCATCAGTTTGTTAGATCGAAACATTTAGACTTCCTTCAACGATCTCAGCGATATTGTAAAGAGGATGATACTCAGTTTGTAAACTTCATTCCTGACGAGATGGGAGAGTTTGTTAAAGAAGTATATGAACATCAACAAAGCTCTCTTCGTCTCTATAAGCATTTGCTTAAGTATGGTGTGAAGAAGGAGGATGCTAGGTCTGTGCTTCCTGAAGCTACTCACACTGAGCTTAATGTTGTGGGTAATCTCCAAGCTTGGAAAGACTTCATCAAACTAAGAGCAGATCCACACGCACAGTACGAAATAAGACAGTGTGCAACATTAATTAATAATATTTTACACGAACAATGCCCAAATCTATTTAATTGGATGACACCTCTATGAAAGAATGGTCTACTAAGACGTGGGCTAGACATGGCCCAGAGCATAGTCAATGGAAAGGTGGTAGGTCCATTGACTCCAAAGGATATATAAAACTAAATGTCAAATTTAATTGAACCAGAGTTTCATTCTATGTGTGATGCTTCTGGTTGGGTTTTAGAACATAGATATATAGTAGCAAAATCTTTGGGGAGAGTTTTAACAGTTGATGAACTGGTTCATCATATAGATCACGATAATTCAAATAATGTACTTGATAATTTAGAGCTTACGACTCGAGAGAATCATATGAGACTTCATGCATCTTGGGAAATGCTTAGGCAATTTGCCCATAAGAATGAAAAATATATCTTT